CCACCTGCACCTCGCCGCCTGGATCTCTGCAGCTCGCTCCCTCATAACAGGTTGCTCTGTAAACCTCTTCGCCGCCAAGCGTGACGACGTACTCACATTCGCCGTCGTAGTTTCTTTCCCAAAACGCAGTAAATGAATGACCGCCAACGGTTCCTGTCCATGATGCTGTGGAAAACTCTGCGGAGCCGTGTTGTATTTCTTCGTATTCGACCTCCCACTCAAGGCACAGTTTACACGGAATGACCCCGCAGCAGCCGTCAGCGGGGATTGTGTCACACGCTTCGACGGTACGCTCAGAACATGGTTTCAGGCGTGTTGACGCAGCTCTGCGCAAATAGCGGGGAGGCATTAGGCACACTCCGCTGAAGCACAGAGGTCGTCAATAATCCAGCGTGGTTCGCATTCGCCGGTCAGAGGGTAGTGGTATGTCGCACGGCCCTTCGTACCGACCAGATCTGTCGGCGTCAATCCATTCAAATAACTGCAGAGATCGTAGACATAGTACGTGTCATCGTCATTCGCACCGGGCGGCGTCTTGCTGCATCCTGCAGTGTACCAATCGGCCGTGACAACCAGCGTTGTTTCTTCGACGTAATCAATTGCCGGACAGAGTACCGAATCGATCGTGAACCAGATTGTGTGACCGCCTCCCGATCCACCGTGAAACTGCCACCGGCCTCGATGCGGCTGCTCGTTCATCATGCGTCGCGACACTTCGCGCACCGTCTTTGCGATTTGCTGAACAGCCTTGTCGCCAAACACGGTTCCTTGTGGGTCTGCCATTGATTACTTCTCGTAAACGATCACTCTGACATTGCACGATGCCGTATTTGCCTTGAGATACAGTGTTGCATTTGGCTCGAGCGTAAACGTTGCTGGTGTCCATCCACCGTACAATCGCATTCCGTAAACGCCGGTTGCAAAACCGAGCTGCACATAATTGGCTGAGTCAAGGTTGTAAACAATGCACAGCCCTTCTGTGCCAATATCCCCAAACGCTGGCCCGGCTGTTTCTTCGCTAGTGCCAACGCTTATCGTATTGTCGTAAACAAGTGCTCCTGTTTGCGTCAATGATAATTGCGGAGGAGTGAATTCGTGCTTCATCGCTCCTTTTGTGAGCCTTACAGACTGCGTGATCTTCAGTTCATCCGACATGTTTTTAACTCAATGGAAGGGCTGAAAAAACTTTTTCTGCGTAGACATCAAACGACAGCATAACGTTCGATGTAGCGTCCGGATCAAAAATGTGATTGCCAGCACCGTCAAGCGGCACTGGCGCGGATGGTCTCTCATCATCAACATCATTGAGGATGTTTTGCCGACCGCCCCCATATCCTAATTCTCGAAAACCAATGTCCTGCGACTTTACGACCCATCCATCTTTTTGAAGATGAATCACAAGCGTCACCACGCGAAACGCTATTCCGTTTCTGCGTTGCACTTCTCCCACAGTCACCGCCTGCACCTTAGCCAGTCCAGCAGCGACAGTGATTCCATCGACGTTGAAAGCATCAGAGTTCACCGCGTCCTGATATGTCAAAATCCATGCAGGCACGACGGCTAGGTTTTTGCTGATCGTTATGACTCTTCTCGAATCATCCATCATGATCGGAGGGTCGAACGGATCGCCAGCCGAATTGACGACAGCATATCCGTTTTTGTCAATCACAACTGGCTTTTGAAATTGCTCACTCGCCCATGTGATTGCAGCAGGCTCTGCGGTCGGATCTTCGGTAAGTTCTCGCTCGCTTGTGTATTCCGCCGTGACCGTCCAACCCTTCCACGGATTGCTGTTCTCGACGCGCAGACTAAAACACCATGCGTTAGCGTCTTCAGGATGAATACTTCCAATCTTTGGAAGGCTGCCGTTGCTACCTACTGCGTATGGGCCATCATCTTGTGATGTTGTTTCCAGCCGAAATGCTCGTGAATACCTTCGTATTCCTTTTTCGCTGGAGGCAGACCGACCTTGTCCGGTTTCTTCTTTGAATACTACCGTCATGGGCCAATCTCCGGAACGATGTTAAGCTTCGGAGATCCGTAATTTTTCAACGCATCTACAAGCTTGTTTGTCTGCTTTTCCGTTGCCGCCACATTGGGGTCTTTGCCGTTTAGAGCAGCCTTACCAGCCATTGCGGCTTGTAATTTTGCTGCGAGTTCATCTGGCGTTTCCTGTGGCCTATCTGGCCTCAGTTTTTTAGGATCAGGCCCAGCAATCGGAGCCTCACCATTTAACTGACGCATCAGATTTTCAAATCGTCTCTCTGCTTTTGCTTGTGAGCTTTCTGCGGCAGCTCCGACTCCCCCGGAATAGTCTGCATTTTCTGCACCAGACAGATACTCTAGAACCGAATTTGTGTATGTTGTTGGATTCAACATGCCCATCAGCGTTTTGGCTTTTTCGGCTGTCGCCTTCAACATGTCATCAAGCATGTCTCGCCAGTCGGCTTTGATAGTCTCGACGGCGAGGGAAATTGCCGCGGCGATGATCTCCCCAAGGAATTTCCATTTCTCCGGCATTGCTGACCACTTTGCCAGCAGATCAGCACTCACTGTAAGAAACTCTTTCAGCTTTGGAATCACATCCGAATCAACCATATCACCGACTGTCTTCATTGCTTCAGCCAGCACTCCGCTAAGACTGCGAGCCATTTCTGCGATCTGCGGAAGAATTTCTGTTAGTGAGTTGCTGATTTGTTCGAACACCGGGGCGAGACTGACCGCGATATTTGACACGACTGAAGACAGGGATGATTTCATTCTCGCCATTGCGTCATCGGCTTTTGCAATGGACTGCAAATCTTCTGTGCTGATACCAATCTTGAGGTTCTTAGCTTCCTCCATGAGTGACCGAATGCCCTTTTCGCCTTCTCCGAGTAGCGGGGCCATTTCAGACGCAGATTTTCCAAATACTGCTACCGTTGCAGCAGCCTTTTCCGCCACCGTTGGCAGTTTCGAAATTGCGTCAGCAATTGCCAAAAACTGATCTTCCGGTTTCAGTCCTGAAAGTTCTTTTGATGTCAGGCCAATTTGTTCAAGGTTTTTGGCAGTCTCTTCGCTGTTGAGTTCTGCTTTTCCCAGACTGACGGTCATTTTGTCCAATCCGCCAATCAGGCCATCAACGGAAACTCCGGATTGATCCGCAGCAAAACCAAGCTGCTGAATAAACTCCGCTGAAAGGCCGGTCTGGTTTGCCTTATCCGCCACTGCAGCAAGCGTCTCAATTCGCTGCGAGATTCCAAAAATGCTCAAACCAGTCGCCGCTGCTGCTGCTGCCATTCCGGTAAATGTGGCAGTCACAGGATTAAGCCACGTACTCGCGGAATCCGCAAACCCCTTGACGCCATTGCTCGCCTTCGCAAGCCCCTCCGTCAGTGGGTTTGAGTTCAGCCCCAGCCTTACAACTAAGTCCCCTGCGTTTGCCATTAAACCCGCCTTGCTCCGATTGCTTCAAGTGCAGCGATCGCAACTCCATCATCGCTCGGTTTTTCTGTCGTTTTTATCCACGTTGCAAAGTCGCTTACCTTTGCTTCCTTATGCCCAGATAAGATTGCAACCACCATCGCTAATCGCATCAGGATTTCATTTGTGCCTGCAGTTCCGATCGGTTCAACGATGTCTTTTGCGCACCACTCATCAAACTGGTCATGGGACATTCCCGACAGCATCCCATCAACGTCGAGCGTCTTTGCGACATGCTCAGCCAGCCGAAGTGCTGTCAGCCTTCGGGGGCTTCTTCGGAGTTTTTTGCGAGCGTCTCGATGTCTTGCCCGCTAAACCCTGAAAGTTTGATTGCGACATTCACGAGCCGCTCAACAACGTCACCACGACGCTGCCCGAGCTGTGCAATTTGATCAAGCGTAAACAACTGAACGCCGTCATCATTTCTGCAGCACTCAACCAGAAGCCTTTCACGCACTTCCTTTTTGTACTGCTCTTTCTTCGCCTTGCTCATCCGCGAGATACGATCATCGAAATCGGTTCGCTCTTTGGGAGTCATCCCCCAAATCGGAATCACCTTTCCTTCGCCAAGCTCGGGCACCGGCACATCAATTTTCTGCCGGTCCATTGCAGGTGATGTCAGGAACTCATCTGCTGTCGCCACAACTCTCGTCACTCTTCGTTCTCCTCATCTTCTTCTTCGTCGTCGTCGTCAGCTAGGCCCTTGCCGCTCAAAAGCCTGTGCATCGCCTCTTTTGCTACTGCTATTTCTGACTCCGTGCGATTGCACGCCAGCTTGCATTCCTCGTCCGCAGGATCTGCCAACCCGTTTTGAATTAAAGCCACACAATTCGCCAATGGAAATTCATCGTGGCAGATTAACGTGCCGGATGCGATGATCTTCTTTCCTGCTGGAGTCTCAGTGACATACGCAGGGAAGCAGTTTACGTCGGCGTCGATGTCTCGCGTCGTCTTGCACTTCACGTCAACACCTCATCAGGTAGGAAGGACAGGGCAGCCACTGTGTTTGAGCGTAACGGATGCCGCCAATCCGGACGAAGCCTCTCCAGTGATCGAAAATCCTACGCCAGCGGCAACCAGCGTCATTTCTGTGGATGCGGTATTGGCAAAAATAATTTTCCAGTTGGTCTTGTTTGCCGTTCCGTTGGTATTCAAACAGGCTGACGTTACAAGATCGTGGATATCCTGATGTCCTGCCAACGCCGGATCATGCAGCAGCTCGAATGTGGTTGAGCCGCCCTCAACATACCCGGTCGGGTCGTATTCGACTCCGGCCGTTCCGTCCAGCGTCCGGCTGTCATACGTTTCTGTTTCCAGACCATCGACGCCGAACGATCGAACCTGAGCCACTGGCGTATATGTCGTGCCAGATGCTAACGACAGGACAGTTCCTTTTACTTTCAGCTTTGCCATTTTTCAGGCTCCTTTAAGTGTTGTAATGGATCGTAAGATCCAGAGTGACCACGAACACGCCAACATCCGAGCCGTCTTGCGGTGGCTCATAATCATCTGACTCATCATTCATAATCACGGCCCCGATCGTGAAGCTTCCGGCCGGTCCGCTGTAGTCGTCGATGTATGTTCGGATTGCATTTCCAAGTGACTCAGCCTCAACCGACGATTTGGCTTTGCAATCAATGTCAAAATCCAAAAACCTCAACTGGCCTGTCTTTCCGTCGATTGTTCCGTTTTCATCGCTTCCCATCTGCGTAATGACGACATAAGGAAACGTTGCCTTTTGCGGTGCCCTGCTCACGTAGACGCGACTGCCACAGATCGCTGTGATCGTGGATTCTGCTGTCAGTAGGGAAACCAGTCCTGCTTTCATTTCTTGGCTGCTTCTCTTTCAATGCCTGCTGCGAAGTTGTCCGCCATTGCCTTGAGCGATGCCGACTGACCTCTTTGGGCACCTTTTTGAACGATTGGATTAGGCCTTATGCGGCCTGTTTTGTGTACTTTCTTTCCTGTCGGAACTCTTCGTGAAATAGCTCCCTTTCTATGTGCGCCAACGCGTTTCGATCCCGTCTCTCGCTCAGCCGTTCCGAGAATAAACCAGTGGAAGTTCGCTACGCTAATTCCGACGCCTTTTCGGCCTGCTCTGCCTTTGCTTGCCTGATCACGTTTGTCGCGAGCCTTCTTTTTTATTCCCGCGCCCACGCCAGCCTTTGCGAATGTTTTTCCGGCATACTTTCCTTTGCCTCGCATGAAACTAAATCCGATCGCCTTTCGTCCTTCTTTCCACGCAGATGGAACCTCAGCCTTAATCGCTTTGGCAATCAATCTCAGTCCAGCAGAAACAGCCTGTCGCTCCAGTTTGTTCTGTGTAGACAGCTTTAGGGCATGAAATTTTTTTTGCACTTGTTTGACGCCTAAAACTTCTGAGGACATCAGACCTTTCTCCGTGTCAGAATCTGTATTTCCTCGTGATCCATATTCACATCAATGACCGCTAAAATTTCGTAAATGTTGCCTTCGAAAATTACTCTCATGTCAGGTGTCACGCCCTGCAATGTTTTGCTCCACGGTGCCGTCCATGCCTGATCCGTGTCCGCGTTCACCTGTTGCACTTTCCAGAACTCTCGACCGCCTTTTGAAACGCACGAACACCACTCTGTGCAATACGTGCCCCAATTTGCATCCGTCGTCTGGTCAACCTGTCCATGAGCGTCAGCCGTTTGGCCGATTAGCTTTTTAACAGTAATCTTTTTGTCTTTTGGCTTGCTGCAATCCATCACACGCAAACCCTCTGGTATTCAGTCCACTTCAATTCCGAAATCAACCGCTTGAATTTGTCCGACATCCCATCGCACCCGCACCGTACAGACCGGATGTATTCCACAATTGCCAACTTTGCTGCCGCTGGAACTGCTGTTGCAGCTCCGTAGCCAGCTGTAAACGTGATGATCACCTTGTTTGGCCGATACAGTTCCGTCACCGGCCAGTGTTGCGACTGCTTCAACGCAATCTTAGGAGGGGTAGTCGTTAGGTCTTCGTAATAACTCGTTGATGTGACAGTCTGCAAAGTGTCGTCTTGGTCGTAATACTTGACGTGTGTGATTGCCGACATCGGAGCCAGCCTGATTTCGATGTCCCCAAACTGCCCAGGAAAGTCCTCCAAATAGAGTTCAACAGTCTGCGTTATCAATCGCCGATTCGTTTCTGTCTCCACTGCCAGCCGTGCGGCTTTCAATTGATCCTGCAACTCGCTGTCGAAATCGCAAACACCTATTCGGAGTCGTGTTTTAAGCTCGTCGAGCGTGAGCGGTTCGGTTGTTGGCCCCGAGGTTGTTTTGAAGGTCGTTTTGCCTGGGTACATTTTGCATCCTCGTTTTCATGATCGTCTGCCCAGCGAGCAACGCCACGCCGAACCAGTTCAATTGCAGCTCCGCGACCGATTACCGTGTTGACGAATCCGACTGGAAACCCGTTCCACGGTTTGAGTAAAACAATCACTGCCCGTTTTCCTTTCGCCACTCGTGAACATAAATGTGCTTGCCCTGCATTTGCTCATCGAACACGGCAACGGTTTCTTCAAGATGGCCGATCGAAACCGACGGAGCCACGTAAATGTTTTTGCCTGCCAGCCGCCACTGATGCCAAAACCAAATATCATCATCCAGCCTGTCGTCGTTCCAATCGCCTGTGTCTGATGGCTGTGCCTTAAACCACGGCTTTGACACGTCCTTTAATGCCGAAACGCGAATCAGCGTCAGCCCAAAATGTGCTGTTGTTACTCGAAACGGTTTACCGTCTATTTGAACGTGTTCGTCTTCAATGCCCGTTCCGGTCGTCAGTAACGGATATTTCGACCCACGCCGACACTGCAAAGCTGCCATTGCGTCGATGTGCGGGTTTGAATTGAAGATCGCAAACATCTGCGAAACGTGTTTGTCTGTGAACAGAGAATCCGAATCGAGCGACAGAATCCAGTCTATGTCTTTATCAACAGCATCCTGAAACATTCGCTGCATACACTGACCCCAGAAAACGCCCTGCGTCGTCGTGAGGTTAATCTTGTGTGGCTTCAAAGCCTGCTCAATAACCGTTCTGGCCGCGACCGCTTCGTATCGTGGAAGCGTCAGGTATGCTCCAACCTTGAGCGTGTTTACTTTCTGCTCTGCGACAGCACCCTTCACTCCTTCAAGATTCAGAGAACATGGATGTGCTGCCGTGTCGGTGTTTGGTGACTCCCATCGTCGCACGTTTGTCAGCCCAAAGTGTTCCATGTGGGCCTTGAGTCGTGTTTCATTCCACGCTGAGCGGTGGATATCGTTTTCGTCCGTCTGCCCGCCCATAACGATAAACGGCCATTCGTCGGGATCTGCTTTGGTTGCTGCTTCTAGGTCAGGAACGGCCAACCGAATTCGGCCACCGGGCTTCAAAACTCTGGTCCACTCCTGCAGAGCTTTCTGAGCGTCCGCGAAAGTGAAATGCTCAAGAATGTGACTGGCTCGGATCTCGTCAACCGAGTTATCGGGATAGCTCAGCGGAAACGCCTCGCTACCCAGCTTGCGGTCGATGGGAGTGAATCCCGGAATAACCGTATTGCCTGCTCCAATGTTTAGTTTAAGCATGAGTCTTTGATAAAAAGAGCGTTACAAAACGTTGAGGCCACTAGCGTGTACCCCTTCTGAATTCCGAGCGACTGGATCGCTACCAGCCCAGCCTGTGCAGGATATGGTTCGCCTCGTTTTGGGATTGGCGATGCTGCTCCATGTGTGCTGATTTCAACAAGCATGATTCGTGGCGGCACTTCTTGCAGGTCGTGCCACATCCAGTAATCCTGCCCGTCAATGTCGATGATTCCAAGGTCCGGCTGCGTATTGATATTTGTTTCGCGAAGCACAGGATCGAGATCACTGCAAAGCCGATGGATACAAGTTGACTCGGTTCCATAATCGGCCTGCAATTTGTCGAACAGTTTTTCATTGCCCTCGATCAGAACAGCAAACCACCCCTGTTCCCTCAGGAGTAGCGTGTTTGAAAAAAACCGCCCGTCAGCTGCTCCGATTTCGAAGCAGTGACGGTTGGTTTCTCCGATTCGTTGCAAACAGGCTGCAATCAATCCGTCCTCACCAAATTGCGTGTAGACGTTGTGAGCTTTCCCCTGAAGCCAGGGAACATAGGCCACGTAATTGATCGAGCTATGCAGCGACATTAAGCAAACACCGTCGTATCAGCTACGCTGGTCGTTCCGTTCGGTGCATTTTCCAGATCGCTGAGCGTCGCGACTGCTGCGAACGTCACGTTGTCGTTCGTCGCCGTTGCGGTCGTCACTGCCAGTCGCAGATACCGTTTCTTTCCGCGAAGATCCACACCGTAATGCACCTCTCGCGCCGCCGTGAGATCCAGTCCGGTCTGAGTGTCGATCGTGGCGAAGTTCGTCACGACAGTATCGTCCGACTGCGAAAGAACCAACGTCGGCCCGACTGCGTTCGTGTTCAACTCGGACGCAAACGCGACGCGAATGGTAGCGTAATTCGCTCCCTTCGTGTCGAGATTTGCCGTCGTTGTTGCGCTGTTCGTTTGTGCCTTTGGGGCAATGAGCAGCGAATCGTTTACCAATCTTTCTCGCAACATATGACTATCTCCTCAGAGATTGATTTCAGAAGATGCCCGCCGATCACATGACCGGCGGGCGAATCAGGCTATCGCCTGTCGATTAGCTGCCAGCCATTTCCAGACCGACGATCGGGCCTGCTGTGGAGTTGCTGCCGTAGTCATGAACAACGACGTCAAAGCGTTCTGTGCCACGTACGCCAATTTGATCGCGTTCCCACATTGACTCTCCGCCCACGGTCGCCTCGCTGCTGAATGCGATTGTTTCGGAACCTGTGCGGCTGCCGAACATTGCACCCTGAGCAAAGTTTCCAAACAGCACAGGGATCTGGCTGTTTGCTGTCACTGACGGAAACTTCTGGCTGATGCGGACTGGGTAGCCAAGAAACATCATGGTCGATACGCCGTTGACAATTTCTGTTGCCGTCGTTCCGCCAGCTGCCAATGCGAGACGCTGCATGACAGTGTGGGCAAATGTCTTGTGACATACCCACGATGTTCTTCCGGGCACGTCTGCGTACTGCGGAAGTGCACCGACAACGTCCTGGAAGTTCGCCAGAGTCAATTCGGAGTAAGCGTTACCCGCTCCAAGAATCAGCCCCGGAGCAGTTCCGGCTGTCAATTCGTCCATGCGAGTTCGCACGCCTGTCATGCCGCCGTAAGTCGATGTGCCGTCACCGTTAAACGCACAATCATCTTCTTTTGAAGCAAATGCGTAAGCGATTTCTCGGACGAGCTTGTCACCAAAGCTGATCGCGGCATCCGCGTTCAGTTCGTTAGACAATCGAGAAATTGCAGTCAGCTTCTTAGCAACCAGCGTCACGTCATCAAATGACATGGTCGACTCAGTCGCGGCTGCATTTTCTGCCGTGAAATAAGCAGTCAGGCCGGACAACTGACGAGGCTCAGTCTTCGTGTCGCTGGACATTGGCACGTTGTTGAACAACTGGCGAGCCAAACCGAATTCTTCGCGAAGCAGAATCAGGTCAGTGCCAAATTCTGTCGGAACGAAGATGTGTGCTCCGGTCGTGTCAGATCCGCCTTCACCGTGAGCAGCGTTGAAAATCAGCCCTTCATCAAGGCAGAAATTGACGGCTTGCTGTGAGTAAAACCGATGCGGCATTGATTGGGAAATCGTCGCCAGTGCCCACATGCCAAAGCGGTACGCTCGAACCTGCGGCGACTCCATGTCTTCAAGTTGCTTGAAGTTCTGAACTCGCTGGAACCGAACGTTTTTCGGCAGTTTGGCTGGTCCGTTGCCAGCGTGCGGAACATGCGGAGCCAATGTGCCACGATTCAGCAGCGAGCGAATGCGGGGATCGTCCGGCTTGTTTTTGGCGTTTGCCAGTTTGCTGCGGAGTTCGTCCTGCTCTGCGGCTTTCTTTGCCAGAGCGTCGATCTCATTGCCGACTGTGTCGGCTTCGTCCATCGCGGCCTTGACCTTGCCTGCGTCTTCGTCGCTCATCATCTGCTCGCCAGCGGCGTCGATCATCCTCTGAGCGTCATCCAGCAGGGCTTGTCGCTTTGCCTGCAATTCTTTCAGCTTGTTCATTGTTGGTCCCCTATGATGCCAGGACCAACGCAAAAGGCGTCAGCCGCTGGCGTTGTTCGATGATTCGAAAAACGCAAACGACTGACGCCTGTGATCTTTCACTTGCTCAATCTTGCCGTCAACTCATTCCTCTTGGAACCTGTTGACTGGTGACGAAACTGTAAGCACCTTACCTTCGATTTGTCAACGCTGATTTTGCAATTCGATAGTTCAGCATCGACTGCAGCTTGCTGGTGTCGTTCTTTGCTGCCGATTTCTTGCTTCCGCCTGCAGTCACAATCTCGTCAATGAAACCAATGTCCAGAGCCTGCTGAGCATTGTACTTTGTGCCGTCGCCATTGGCTCCAAGCAGGGCTTTCTGCATTTCCTTTACGCTCTTGCCGGTCTTGGCTGCATAGGTTTCAGCCGCCGCTGCGTTAAAGTTCTCCAGCCAGTCCAGCGTTTCCTTGATCTCAGCAATGTGCCCGTAGGCAAAGCCGATCCCCTCATGGATCTGGTACGTCGCGTTGGCGTACATCTTCACCGTGTCAGCACCGATCGCTGCGAGGCTTGCCGCTGATGCTGCAACACTCTCAATGATAGCCGTTGTCGGGCCTGCATGGTCCGCGATTGCGTTATGGATCGCCAATCCGTCATAGGCCAACCCGCCAAATGAGTTGATTCGCATCGTTGCCGGCCGCTTTCGATCACGCGCGAGGATGCGGGCAATTGAGCCTGCGTCTGACTCTGTGTATTCATCGCCAACAACGCCGTAGAGAAAGATTTCTAACTCTTCGCCGGAATCGTTGTAGAAAACGTGGAAATTCTCGTCTTTTACTGCGTTTTCGATGCGTTTTGGCAGCGAAAGTGTGATTTTTTGCCTCATTTTTGCACCGCTTTCATCAGGTTTTCGACCAAAGATTCCGCCCGTGAATCCCACGATGCGACCACGTCGGCAACATTGCTTTTCAGTGAACTCGTTGAGGATACACTGTGAACATCCAACAGCAGCCGCTTAGACTCTTCAGCGTGTGAAATAATCGCCAGGCGTGCCTGTGAATCAGCCAACGCCGGGACAGTCTTGTCGGTCCAGGTTGCGTAGAACTCCGCAATCGCGTCAGGATAGCTCGCGGCCTGAATGCCGGCCCGTTGAACAACGCGATCCTTCTCGAGCTTTATTGCATCTGTCACGCTTGTGGTAATCATGGCACGCAACACATTTTCCATTGGATCGGGTGAGTCCTCGGTGTCCGTCTCCTCTGGCGTTTCCTTCATTGGTTTTTCTTCCTGCTCCGCTGGCTCTGGTTCCTCGCCAGCCACGATCCAGTTGGCCGGATGATAAAACACGTCGCCCTCCTCACCGATTGACGGCATATTCAGCCTTGCCCGTCCCTCGTTTCGTGTCATCACTCCTGATTCGATCTGGCGATAGATGCCGTTGACCTTGGCCTCAAATGTCATCTGCACCAAAGCTTCGCGATTGAACTCCATAACGTGGCTGTCGCGTTCCTTTTCCTTGTCGATCAGTAACTTGTCCTCTGCTTCTGCCTCCCACGTTTGCAGCCACGGTTGAAGCGTATAGTCGAGATAGCTTTGCCCCTCTGATTCGAGGCTGTTGTGGCTCGTTCTGGTGCTGTCTCCCAGCATGTGAGGAGGCACGCCGGTGATGTTGCTGACGGTTGCACGGATCTCATGTTCACGAGTCTGAAGAAACTGAGCCTGCTCAGGGGCAATCGTCAACTGTTGAAACTTTGTACCGTCCTGAAGCAAGGCAACCTTGTGAGCATTCGTGAGCCCGGTCTGCATCGAGTTCCAGGCTTGCATTGTGTTTCGAATCTTTTCTTCGTTAAACGATCCAGGAATCATCAACAGGCCGCTCATGTTGCTACCCTGAGCGAAGAAGCGACCGCCAAATTGCTGCGCCGCCATGCCCACGCCCAATGCGTCTTTCATAAGCTCGAGCAGCGGCCAGCCGGAAATGGTATCTCCACCAAATCCGCGAACGTGAAATACATCCTCGCCGCGAATTTTGATCTGCTCCGTCCCAATGTGGGTGATGTACCAAAGCTGCTCACCGACGAGCCGAATTATGGTTTGCTGGCTGTCCAGCATGATTAACGCATCAGGCCGCCCGTTAACTCTGTCGATCGCTGCAAACGAATTGCCGTGCAGGATTGCAATTGCCGTCATGGCCCGCCGAAACGTGTAGGCATGAACCCAGCGGTTTGCCTTCTTCTCCATGAGAAACTGTGCCGGATGCCGCATGTCGACCTTCTTGCCGCCATCACGCTGACGACGAAAGCAGTCGAATGGCAAACCGGCCACGCTCGAGCTAATCAGGTTGATCGCTCGCCAAAGTGGCGGGTAGCCGAGTGCGGTCTTTGCGTTGACCATCACGCCAGCAGACGACTTACCGCCGCTCGCAAAGCTCATGGGATGCCACAGGTGATCTTCGCTGCGGTTTGAAACCGGCGTTGCATTGATAACGAATTCAGAAACGCCGTATTCCATAAGCACCTCAGAACAAAATGACGCCGGACCCTGCTTTTTTATATGCCGACGATTCGGGGTTCTCCGTGATGTATAAAGCTAACGCCATACCAAGAGCGGTCATGCCGTCAATCTTATCACCAGACTTGCCTTTGTGAAACTTTAGATTTCCATTGCTGTCCTCTAATCCTGCAGCATTTGATGCCATCCACCGCAGTACCTTGTTGCCATCGTGCCGAAATCTTCCGGAGCCAAGCATTGACAACAGTTGCTTAATCGGTTCGTTGTATGTTGCCGTGCCCTGCACCATTTTAATCAACACATCATCTGGCAACCCGAGTTCTTTCATTCGTTGCGTCGGGCCTGCTGCATTCCACGGATCAAAACCAATACGACGCAAATCAAACGGGGCAGAAATCTCCATGATACGCTCTGCGACCCTCATCACGTCGACTTCGTTTCCCTCCGTCACCTCAATATAGCCTGCATCTGCAAACGACCGAATCACTCGTTGATCCTGTGCAGCTCGTTTGCTGATGTTCTCCTCCGGAATCCAAAAATAGGGGAAGATGTCGACGCCATCGGCCCGAGGAAACAGCAATACAAATGCCGTCACGTCCCGAGTAGATGACAGATCCAGCCCGCCAAAACACACCCTCCCGTCAAAATCTTTGATGTCCAAATCACCTTGGCACTTGTCCCACTGCTGCATTGGAATCAGTCTGCTTTCTTGTTCGGTCCACTGATTCAAATGAAGTCTCCGAAAACTGTTTTCCAGTCCCGGAATCTCCTGAGCCTGCTTGCATTCCGCCCGCAAATAGTCGCGATTCAGCGACACCTCCAAGCATGGATTTGCTTTCTCCCACGTCTTTTCATCCGTCCAGTCGTCCTCAGGCTCAGCACCGAACAACAGCGGGTAAAAGCTGTCGTCGTTTATGTTTCCATTCAGAATGTTTCGTGAATACTCGTGTTGCTCCCAGCAAACGCTCGTCTTGTCATGTCCGGCCGTTGTGATGGCGATGAAAACGGGCTGTGATCTCGCCCCGAAACCCGTGTGAAACGCTTCCCACATTTCCCTGTCACGTTGCAAGTGCAACTCGTCGAACACAACGCAATGTGGATTGCTCCCGTGAACAGCTCCAGCTTCTGCCGAGCACGCCTGAAAATATCCGTCCGCTGTAACAATACGTTTCTTTGATTTGATGAGCTCACAGCGCCCGGCAAGCTTTGGATTGTTCATCACCATTCCGGCTGCAATTTCATACACGAGCCCGGCTTGATCTCGTGTCGTCGCTGCTGAATAGACCTCCTTTCCGTTTTCCTTGTCAACCAAAAGCATGTAAAGCAGAATACCTGCTGCCAGTGTCGTTTTGCCGTTCTTTCGAGGAATCTCGCAATATGTCGTGCGATACTTTCGAAGTCCTGTTTTCTTGCTTTTCCATGCGAGCAAATTGCGAACGTAATTGTCTTGCCACGGCTCCAGAATGAACGGTTTAGGCTTTCCGCTTCCGCCCTTTGGATGAGTCAACATCGCGTTAAAAAACCGACTGACCTTAAACGCTTCGTCCTCATCAAAGTAATACTCATCCGAAGAAGAGTTTTTCATCTGGGTCAACCTCTAGTTTCTCCTTTACGGCCAGTCGTGTTCGTGATGTTGGTGTCATTCCAAACGATGACAGCAGGGCGATCATCTGTTTGGCGTAATCTCTTGCCGCCTTACTCGCCGGATGTTCTGTTATGCCCCCCGTCTTAAAGTTGGTCTGCCATCTTCCGTCTTTCTTTGCCTGTGCCTCACAATCGTGATGTTGCTGAAATGCGTGGCAGTAACGCAGCATCGCAGCCCGCTCAGCCAGTGAAATTACACCAAGCATTTCCAGTTCAGAACAGATCCGCTTCCACTCGTTCCGGCCGACGACCCCCAACTGGCTTGGGCATGTCGGACAATCGGCCGACGGCTGCGGCTCTTGGTGGTTCCTCCGTTGCGGGTTTTTGTCAAAGTCGCCGTGAAGAATCTTCAGGGCGGTCGGTTTTCTTGGTCTAGCCATAGCTAAGGGCCGTCTGGTTTTGTGGAAAAACACGCGCGGG